CAAACGATCATAAAAGAGTATAAAATAATCTCGGGTTTATATCCTGAATTCTACGTCCAAAGATTGTCGCAAACTGTGAGAGGGAACGCGATTTTTGTCGATGGCGTTGAATATAAGGATTTCGAATTCCCAAACAAACCGGACGACCACCGAATGTTCGAAATCGATCTAACATTCAACACGGAATGTTTATTGGACAATCGGAATTGTAATTTTTAACATATTATCAAACAAAAAAAAATATCTTTTTAAGATGAAATTTAATAAATCAAAAGCATATATTTTGGGTGTTTTCGGTTGTCCTCCATGCGTTGACGAAGAAGAATATCCGAACTATCTTTGCGATGGATGCGACACGACTATTTTGGACGGTGGAATCAAAGGGTGGATCGCAAAAAAATGCGATTACACGTTTTCGGACATTACCGATTCCGCAGAATGGGAAACCGCAATCGCGAACAAAGACGTTTTCGGACGTATCAATGGAAACCGTATTTTGGGCGAAATGCCGGCACCCGATTTCAGTACAAAACGCTATGGTTCGTGTGGTCAGGAAGAAGTCACGAAACAATCGCGCACGGTTAGTCTTCAGGATGCCGAAAACGATTCGGAACTATCGTTGGATGTTATTTATAACTATCTCGCGAAAAAATTCCCGAACTACGAATTCGCATTCGTATCGTGTGACAATCGTTTAATCGGTTTCTTTGACGACGTGGCCGTTCGGACGTTCCATGTCGCACCACAAACGAACGAAGAAAATGCGTATTTCACCGCTGAATTCCGTTACGACGAACAGGTGGGTGAATTCGCTCAGTTCCAACTTGATTTCCTTAATACCTTAACGTTGAACGTTTGTTGGGTGACATCCATCGTCGTCTCGGGTGAAGGTGCAGCCGTGACCGTTCCAAATGGTTCAGACTTGCAAATGATCGCAACCGTACTTCCAACGAACGCAACGGATTCGACGGTGGCGTGGTCTGTAGTAAACGGAACCGGAACCGCAACCATCGACGCGAACGGATTACTATCCGGAACCGGTGTTGGAACCGTAACCGTAATCGCAACCGCAAACGATGCCGGCGCGGTGTCTGGATCAATTGAAATCGAAGTAGTCTAAATAAAAAAAAGGGATGAACGCAGAACAATTCGTGCAATTTATATCGGAGGCGGCAACGTTAAACACGCCGCCTTCGAATCCCTTTCGTGAAGATTGGGAAGAGATCAGAAAAGCGATCGAGCCGCACTTTTACGGTGAGGTTCCGAACGTGTTGGAAGAATCATTCCCGAATGAGGATCCGAAAATTTTAGAATACAGAAAACAAACGTACCAACCCAAAACGGAATCGCCGGTCGTTAAGGCGATCACGGATTTGTCGCGATTATTATCGACGTCGAAACATTCAGTTTTATTCGATAACGATACGATGCAAAGTTGGTATAAAAATTATAAGATCGGCGACGACGATTTGTTTCACCATTTTTTTAAGGTAGTCACGCCGAATCGAATATCCGATCCGAACGCCTTGATGGTTATCGACGTGACCGGTCCCGGACTAACTTCGGACCGTGAACGAGTCGAACCGATGTTCAAAATAATACAATCGAATCGGGTGATTTTCAACGATCCCGATTTCAACTTGATTATATATTCGGGGGTTTCAAAACCGAAGTACAGCCGAAACACAATCGCGTCGATTAACGGTTTGTATCATGTCGTGACTGATGAATTTTACGGAATTATTGAAAACGGAAATTTTTCGGTAATTTACGAACACGAAACCGAGTTAAACCCGTGGTTTACGTTGGGCGGTCGTGCGATTCAAAAGTACGACAATTACGGTAATACGTACACGATATACAAGTCCGACTTTTCGGCCGCTGTTCCATATCTGAACGATGCCGCAATTTTCGACAATCAACATAAATCGGTCATGTTGTCGACTTGTTTCCCGATCAAATTTGTAGACGGTATCGATTGTAATACGTGCCACGGAACCGGCCGTGTATATGACGAATCGCATCCAGACGAACCGAAAACGTGTGGATCTTGTAAAGGTCACGGAAAAACGTTGTTTATGTCACCTTTAGCCGGGTACAATCTCAGTCCGCCGCCGTCGTTGATGGATGAAAAAGCGGGATCGCGTGATCCTATTCGTTTTTATTCGCCGGAAACGTCAACGATTCAGATGACGTCCGACGAAGCAAAATCCGCTTTGGAGAACGCGAAAATGGTTTTGAATATCGATCGTTCATTGAAATCGGCACAATCTGGAGTCGCGAAAGAGATGGACCGCGAACCTGAATATTTAGAAATATCTAAGATTTCCGACGATATGTATATGAAATTACAACACACGTTGGAAGTTGTTCAAGCACTTGTTTTTATGGACACGGATTCGGAAATTTCCGTGAATCCACCGGTTTCGTTCGACATAAAAACCGAAGTTGAATTGATGGCCGAATTCGCCGAATCACAAAAAGGAATGGACGCGTCGATTCGTTATGGTGCGTATTTATCTTATATTGATCAGCGATACAGCCAGAACGAAACCATGAAAAGAATCGCGTACCTATCTTCGGCTTATACTACTTTAATTTTGTTCACAATTGACGAACGAAACAAACTATTGGCTGCGGGTCAAATAACGCAAGACGATGCAATAAAAGCGACATACGTTTTTGATACTATTTTAGAGTTGCATTATACCGGACAAATCGATATATTTGACGATGACATGTCCACGATAACGAATGCCATCGACAACGCAATACAACCGAAAATCGACGGACTCGAAATGGTAGAACCCGAACCCGCTTTTGGAGACGATGACGAAATCGAAGACGAACCGAACGAATAATAAATGGCGAACCCAAACGACACAAACAAGCTAATAAAAAAAACGCTGAATGCGTTCCGGAAATCGGTTTCGAAATCGGAACCGATCTTCGCTGAATTGCTGATCGAATGGGTTTCGAAGTTTACGACCACGAACGGAAACATTTCGCAATCGAAATATAATCGGACACGTTTGGCGGGATTCCGAAAGGCCGTGAACCGATATTTGTTGCGCTCAGGATATGACTCGGCCGTGACCGAATTTATTTCGTCTTATGATCCGTTATCCGACACGGTTCGCGAGATTCACAAAGATTTGAACGATATTAAGGTGACTAAATCGTTCGTGAACAGATATAAAACGTTTGCGATTAGTCAAACCTTAGACGGACTAAAACGGCAAGGATTGAACCAGGCGTTGACCAATCCGGTTCGAAACGAATTATTTATTGCCGTGACCAATGGCGCGTCCTTAGAACAAACGATTTCAAGCCTACAAACGCAATTGATTTCGACGCCTGATAAAAACGGGCGATTGATGTCGAATTCGATTCAGGTTTCACGGGATGCGCTCGGACAGTACGAAGGGACCGTGAACGAAGGAATCGCAACGCAATTCGGTTTGGATGCGTTCTTGTATATTGGCTCGCTGATCAACGATTCGCGCGCGCAATGCGAACGGTGGGTGAATTGGGACAAACATGGCAAAAAGGGTCTAATTTTACGCGACGAATTGCAAGCGCAAATCGATTGGGCATTGAATAACGGAACCGGATTCATTACGGACACGGTTCCGGACACATTTTGTCAGAATCGCGGCGGGTACAATTGCCGACACACTTGCTATCCGGTTAGATCTGAATTGTATATTAAAAAATAAACGAATGGTAATAAGTATTTTTATTTTAGCATGGATAATATTGTTTATATTATCAATAATAGGTGTTATTAAAATAGATGTTGACTTATCAAATCCACTATTCCCAACGATAAAAAACGAAGACCATGACCGTAAAAATTAAAGCAAGACACAACGAATCCGGTAAAATTTACGAATTCAGTTCGTCCGATTGGTGGAACTATTCACAAACTGGGCTATATACCTATGTAAGTACGACCACCACCGACGACGAACCCGAATCGCGATCGGCTCCAAAAACGAAAACGAAAACGGTTGTCACGAAATCCGGATGCGGGTGCGGTAAGTAATCGCGCAAAAACAAACGAAAACGAATTTATTCATCAAATATTTATATCCAAGAAATTTAACAAATCAAAAGCGTATCGAAAAGGTGTTTTCCGTGACGAAAACGAACCAACAATTGAGCAAAAACTTATTCAGGAAATCGGAATCGATGCAAATGCAATCGAAAAAATAAAGGGAGGTGAAATCGATTTGAAGTCGTACGCGGAATCGTAATTCCAGAACAACGAATCCACACTAAAATCGCGCTTATTGCCTGAATTGGAATCGGCTGCGATGTCGGAGGCGTTCGGAAAGGCTTATGGTAAGGCTGAAAAAACTATCTTGGACGTGTTCGGTCTCGATTCGGCAAAGTATGCGGAAATCGACAAAAAAGAGCGTTTCAGTACTATTGTTTCGGACTTAAAAAGTCTACAACAACAACGGATCGACGGATTCGAATCGGCCGATGCTCAAAAGTTAGCACAATTGACACAACAACTAGAACAAGCGAACGCGCTTGTCCGTAAAACCGAAACCGAAGCGGAACGCCGATTGAACGAGTTAAAATCGCAATACACGCAAAAAGAACACGCCGCAATCATTTCGAAAAAAGAAAACGACTTGATCACCGGATTCGAAAATCCGCGATTAGGCGCGAAGGAAATGCGGTTCATGGTGCGCGGATATATGAACGAAAACGGATTTGGAACCGAAATCGATCAGGACGGAAACGTTTGGATCGTTAAGAACGGAACACGCGTTCCGAACCCGAACAGAAAAACGGAAAATTTGAAGCTCGAATCCATGTTCGAAATCGTTGCGACTGAATTCGAATTCGCGAAAAAATCGAAAGGTGCGGAACGTCCTGCGGGCGCGATAAAATTAGAAGGGAATCCGAATATCGACAAATTGCCACCGCAATATATAAAGTATATGCAAGAAAACAACCTAATGTAAAATAATGGTGGATGATGGATGCGCTCGGATCGGTTTCGGTTCGGGCGTTTTTTTGTTCCACGTGAAACATTTTTATAAAACATTTTTAAACGAATTCGTGTATATTACTTTCGAACCTTCTCACAAATGGAACCGGAAACGGTTAGATTTTATTTTTTTTTGCGCCTTCGTTAGCGAGATAATAACGATCTGAAATTTATTGAAAACGAATCCGGAAACGAATCCGGATAAAATCCATATTTAAAATGGCATCAGTTAAATTACAGGACGCGTGGAAAATTATTCAGTTAGGACTTATTCCAACTGAAGAAGGTTTCCGGAACGCTCCTAGTCCTAATGTTGGACTATTACAATTATTAAATAGTCAAGCAAACCGAAACGCGTCACGCGTTAAACTCGGCGACGTTCAATCAATCGATCGTGGTGACGGCAAAGTTTACAAAGTATCGCGCCGTTTCTTTCCACGTTTGGCCGCGCCTGAAGGCGAACAAGCTCGCGTATATTGTCCGACAAACGGATCAAAGGTCAAGTACAAATCGGACGAAGTCGAAATCAAATACGACCACGTTTCGCAAGTGATCGAAATCGACGACGCAATCGTTCGTTGTATTCAGGAAGGCCGCATGGACTACCAAAATTCGTTCGTGAATGAGGTTTTGCGGAACTATTTGAACCAACTCGGACAAAAGGTTTCGACATTAGTCGCAAGCGAAAAGGTTGGAACGTTTGTTGGAAATCCAGGCGATCAGGTCAAGGACCTGCCATTATATCGCGCGGACGGACAATCAATCAATCCGGTAGGCGAATATATCATGGACGTAGACCGTCGCGAAGCTGAATTGAACGACAATTTTGTTCTAGTTGGGAACTCAAAATTGAACGCTTATCGTGATTATCACGCTTTACAAACCGGAAACGACAACGGCGTGAATGCCGGTTTGGTAGACATCACAACGTCTATTTTTTACGATACGAATTTAGGCGCGGCATGGGGCGATCCTAATTGTATTTTGGCAATGGCTCCGGGTGCTTTACAGTTGATCACCTACGCAAAGCACAAAGGCGATTTCCAATATGATTTCGACGACCAAATGAGAACGACCATCGTCGATCCTTATTTTGGTTTAGAACATGATGTTATCATGCACTATGAAAAGTGCGGCGAAGAAATCAAAATGTTTATGCAATTTGCGATCAAATGGGACGTTGTTGGAATGCCTGATTGCTGGTCAGACGATCCCCATTTCGACGGGGTAAAT